TTCGACGTTCTTGTATTCAGCCATAGCGGTCTCCTTATCAATATGCATTCATGTTTGCGACGGTCAAAAAAGAGTGACCTCACGACCGCGAGACCGCCATCCAACGGTCGCAGGGAGAATTAGATACGGCGGAGGTCAGCCCTGTCAGCCAGTGGTAGCCGTGAAGTCCTTCGCGAGACCCCAGGCCTTGAACATGGTGTCCGCATCCTTGAAGAATTTGAAGGTCATGTTCGGCGTGATCTGTTCACTGTATTTCAGGGACAGGTCGTCACGGTCGGAGATCTTCGCCTTGGGAGCGTAGATCAGGATCTTGTTGTCGTCCTGGTCGATCGCGCGAACCACCACGCGCCAGTTCTTCGATGTTGATGCCTTGGTTACGGTGATGGAACCATCCGTGGCGCTCACGTCCGTGTCGAAGTACGCGGTGACACTGCGTTTGGTCAGTTCGATGCCAGGGAACTGGAACGTCCAGAAACCGGGTGCTGACTCGGAGTACACGATGTCTCCGTTATGCGCGGTGATCTCCGTATCGTCGCCTGGCTCCGGATGGAGTGTCGCCCCGTCCTCAGAAGAATAACCGAGTGGCCCCAGTCCAGCGGGAACCGTCCAATCCAATCCTGCCGGAGCGGTGAAATCCGCACTTTCATAAGGGATGAGGAACAGTTCGTATTGTTTGATGAGCGCAATGTACTTCGCTTCGTTCATGGTTTGCGCGTAGTTATCTTCGGCCATGCGGCCACCTGCCTTCCAGTAGGTAAATCGGGAAAATGAAAGACGTGTGGCGGCACGCGTGAAACAGCTATCGAACCAGCACGTTCAACAGCACAAGGGAGTAAGCGAACAGGATCTTCGATTCGTCATCCAACGCCCTCATGGGGCCACTGGAATGCTCGGAGTCAATCACCTTCGCGTAATCGGTCGATAGGATATGGGATTCGATATCAGCGGCGAGCTCCTGCGCGGCCTTCCAATCAGCGGCACCACTCTCCGACACCACATACACCGACAGGCGCAACGTCACATACTGGGTGATCGGCGTGACCAACTGGCCGGGTTCAGCCACCAGCACGCACTCCCTGTAGGGGAATTCCGTGGAAGAGCGCACTGTGGAGAACACCACATCAGGGAACGCCTTGCGCAGGTCGGGGAGCAGGAAAGATTCAACCCGGATGGGTCTGACCGTGGGGCGTCTCATAGCAGCAGCCTCCCCGTCGCCTGAGTCAGCAGACCATGCTTCGTCTCGTCGCGTTCGGGGCAGCTCATGACGGCACCGGAACGGTTCACACCATCCCTGACACTCACATCAACGCCCTTGCCTGCCGCGTCCTCGCAAGCGGATTGTATCTGCCGTTGCAGTTCCGGGCTCTTCAACACCTGCTCTCGGAACGCGGCACGGTTGATGACGAATCTCGCACGATTGGACATGTCACGCCGCCTTCACTCGCACACTCAACTGGTCGCCCTTGTATACACCGCGCAGGCTGCGCCATTCGCCGACGATGCCATCCACCGGAAGCCTATGACCGCGGACACCTATGAGATCGCTGTCGAGGATCCCGGTGGGCTCGGTGCTGCGGATGTAAACCGTGTATCCCCTGATGACGCCAAGGGATGACGTGTCCGGGGTATCGCTCAGCGTGACCGGTGCCACCACCGCCTGGAATGACTTCCACAGGGAGATGGCACCTTGGATTGGCTCGCCATCAGCATCCACACTGTTCGCAGCGCGGTACACATCGATCTGCTCGCTCATGGTGCCATCACCCATATTCTGCCGACTTTTCTTGGACGGAATCTTCTTGCCAACGCGATCCCCTCCGGGCTCAGCATGGCCTGACCGCCGACAGCCCAAGTGCCGAAGGTCCCACCGTCCGTGAGTGGACCGGTGACCTCTGTGGTCTGCGTGTAGCCTTCTCTGGCTTTGGGATTGATGCTGATGATCTTCTGGGCTTCGTCGGCAATCTGCAATCGCACGACATCGGGTACTTGTTCATACCCTGCCTTGTACGTGACCGTGGCGAAACCATCGGACCCCAATACCGGAACGCGTATCGCGTTGCCTTCCACCGTCCAGGTCAGGGGTTCAAGAGAGTCGGAAACAACGCTGATGACGTTCCTCAGCGGCGTTCTTGGGAATCTGATGAGTCCACCGTCCGCTTTCAGCCTGTGCGTATATTGGTCGACGGTGAATGTTTGCCCTGACTCGGTGCGGAACTTTTCGGAAAGGAGATCGAGCACGTGTTGGGCGCGGCTCGTTTCTTCACCCGTCAGGCTCCTGCCGATGGCTTGTGAAACGTCATCGACAGATGCCAGTGATGTAACCGTCATCGCTTGATCTCCTTCCCGTCATGTGCCCGTACTATTCGGTCGCGGTGAATACCTGGACGGCTGTCGGTCGCAGAACGCCGCCACCGTAGACATGAAGACCTCGGATGCGGTCGGCGAACTTGTTTTCACCGCGTAACGCCTCCGTCTTGGTGATCTGGCTCACGAATGCCAGTGCGGGACCATACAGGCCGATTGCCTGCGGAAGGGTGTCCTCGGCGAGGAAATCGCTGGTGACTACCGTGAATCCGAGGATCCTGCCGATTGACGCTTCACGCAGGCCATCGGAATCACCCACCTTGTCGAAGTTGGTCAGCTTAGACGCATCGGACAGGAGCTGCGCCTCGAATGCGCTGTTGATGACGAGGTACCGATCGGTCTTCGGCGCGAGAGCCTTGTTCAGCGCTCCACGCACCTTGAGGATGGAGGCGTAGGCATCCGCGTATGACGCGATGGCCGACCCCGCCAATGCGGTGCCTTTGGACACCAGAAGGTTGGTGAGGAACGTTTCGGTGTCCTCCACCAGACCGTTGGCCGCCGAAGCGGTGTAGTCGTCGAAACCGGGCTTCGATTGGATACGGTCGATATCATCCACGAAGAAGTCGAAGCTTTTCTCCTGGTCGACGAGCAAATCGATGCCAGTATCCGACAGCGAGTCCGGTGTGGTAGTGCGCCCAGCAGCCTTGTAATCCTTGACTGCGATATCCACGATTCCGGGGATATGGATTTTCGAGCCTTGGGTGAGTTCACCCTCGTAGTCTCGGTTTGCCAGTGCGGTTACCACCGACTGCTTGTGGAAATTCTCGAGAATGGATGCGCTCCAGATCTCGGGAATGAAATGAGTCAAGGCCATGATGGCCCTCCTTAACGGTTGTGTGTTGCGACGCCCATCATTTGGTCAAGTCGTCCCGCTTTCCGGGCTTCGTTGATGTCGTGTGGGGTCATGTTTTTCAGGTCATCTTGGGATAGCTGCTGCTCTCCTGAGATGGGTTCGCCACGGTTTCCCGCGTCCTGAGATGATGTGGATGCAGGTGGGGTCGCAGGAGGTGTGATGCCTCGCCATTCGAGTGCCTTGTCGGCTGAAGCTCGGATGGTGTCCTCGTCGTTTCCGGCCAGGAGTTCGACTGGGACGTTTTTCTCGAGTGCGATTCGGGCCTTCATGTTCTCCAAGCGCAGTGTTTCTGCCTCGGCTTGTGATTTGGCTGCGGCTTCCTGCGCCTTCTGCAGTTCGGTCTTGCTCTGCTCTTCGAGTTCATCGAATCGGCGGGCCTTGTCGGCGTTCGTCTTTTCGTTCTGCTCGTGCTTGCGACTCATGGCCTTCCACTTTTCAGCTTCGGCCTTCCAATCGAGATCACCTGTCTGGGGCTGCTCACCGGTTGTGCCCGTTGGCTGGTTGCCCTCGGGTTCGGGTGAGCCTCCTCCTTCCGGAGGGGTGTCGATGGTGTTGATTCTCAGGTGTGCGAACCTGTGCATGTGTGCTCCTTGTCAGGATTGTCTATAAAAAAGACACCCTGTCGGGTGTCTGAAATCTTGTGGTTCACGCGAGGCTGTGTGCCCCGGTGAAGTGTTGGTCTCGCCATGTGAGCGTCGGACCGTATTCGCCGTGTTCTCTGACGAGGATGAGTTTGCGATAATCAGGGTCGCGTCCGCTTCGATCCGATACGCCAAGTCTGTCGGCGACAGCATTATGAGCGGCTTCGAGTGTCTTCTCGTCGATGACCCAATCAGCGCCCCTGCCCTTGGGAATCGGCCCGAAGTTGCAATCGCAACCCGGGTGTATCGGCATCACGTGATCGACCTTGTAATGTTGCGTGGAAGCTATCACGCACAGTGCGCAGTTCTCCCGTCCTGTCAGTATGCGGCGGAAATAATGGGT